AAATCAAAATTGAATGTTCTCATTCTGGGACCAGAGAACAGTAACTCCATATTAGGATTGATTACAGCACCTGTTGCTCTTGCTTGAATGTTTGATCCAACTGCTTGACCAGCAAAATATGCTTTAATGCTTCTGTCCGTATTTGGGTCATTGAGCAAGTTTGCAAATCTCTCACCACCTTCTTTTGCTGCTTCTGCAATTGGTTGAAGACTCATGGTTTGTGCTGATGTCATAGCACCAATGGAGAGACCAGCAAGAGCTGCTCTAATGGGATCAAGATTGTCACCACCCCAATCTACTGAGTTAGACTCAGAGAGATTAGGTTGCATTGGTAATGTGACTGTGGAGATTAGATTAGTAAATCTATCTTCAATATTTGTTCTACCTTCACCAAATTGAAGGCCACCAGCAACATATTTGTATGCTGATATTCTTATAAAGTCATATGGTATGCCAGGTGGAATTGAAAGTGGATATCTGAGATTTTGTTTTGAAGGTGAGAAAGATGCTGCTACTCCATCTGGTGTGACATCTGTAAAAGCATCAGTTTGTGTTAATCCAGGTTCAGTTGGTTGAGTGTTTGGTTCTTCTATGCCACTAGGACTTTGTGGTTTATTACCATCACTGTTTGTGGCAGGTGGAGTTGGTGCTACTGTTGGTTCTGTTTGATTTGACTGAACACCTGAGGTGGGATTAACTATTCCAGGAACTGGGTTAACTTTAGTGGAAAGGTAAGTTTTAGTATTAAATGGAGAGTTTTTGTTTATTATTGATGCTCTTTCATTATTGTATTGTTTTACTCCTTGGTTTTGAGTAATAAAATATTTTTCTACATCACTTTCTGATGCATTTTTTCCATTTGCATTATTGTATTTCTTTGTAAGAGCTGCTTTATTTGTTACTACCCATTCATTGTTAGCACCAACTTCTGCAATTTTTGTGTCACCAAATATACCTTCATCAGCAAATACTTCTGCCTGACCAGTTTCAGTATTTACTAATATTTTTGTGGGTACACCATAAAAAATTAACTTGTTGGATATTTGATGTTGAGCCATCAGACAATATTTTTAGTTATTTATCTTGAAGCTTTGATATGGAATAGACCTAGCATCATTCAGTTCTAGTGGATAGACAACATGAAGATTGCCAATCACTTCTTGCCAGGTGTAATTTCTATAAGGTTCACCACCTCTTGCTGCCCAGTGATAGTTAATACCTCTGAATCCCCACTTGAATAAACCAATACAAGCAATCAATGGGAACTGATCATATTCTATTCTAGGAGTCTTGGGTTGATATATGAATGTATAATACCTACCAACATCAGGAACCACTTCAACTTCTCTGAGTACCTCAGTCAGAGCAAGCATTCTGTCATCAGCATCTGGTAAGTTGATAATATCATCAACTACATATTCTAATCTATTTGTGTCGCTTTCTAGATACTCTTCTTGTTCCATACTGTTTAAGGATAAAGTATCTGGATAAACCTGTGTCTTTCATAGCTGCCGCCATAGACGGGTATTCTATACCTTTATATTTAACAGGTTTGGCAGCATAGAACTTCCCTTTCATAAATTCACTATGTTTCTTTCTTTTTTCCATATCAGTTGAATTTACTTCCGCCATCTTTTGAATACCTTTTTCATAGTATTCAATAGGACGCGGATTGTCTTTCAGTCTTTCTTTAAGTGACTGTGATATTTTCTTTTTTGTTTCTTCTGTAACGGGTGGGCGTTTTGCTTCCCGCATTTTCTTTTTACTTTCTTCTGTGTGTTTATGGCAGAAACCTTCGCCGCCGTTTGTTAAGTTTATTAAAAGACCCCCCTTGACTTTTCTGCCTAAAACTGCTATAATATATTGCTCGTGCCGTAACGCCTGTTCATTCGTCAGGTTGTCTTTCAAAATTATAATTCTGTCCTTTGAAGGGACGGGGGTGTGTTTATGATTACCATACACCCTACGACCTGTTCCTTTACCAATGTAATATGGCGTCCCGTCTTCCCTAAGATAAGCGTAGGTATAAAATTTATTCATCTTTTCATACGCCTCCTACTTGTATGGTCTTTTCTAGTATAGTGTGTTTCATCAAATAAGTCATCTTCTGTAATAATTTTGAACTCAACACCATTATCAAGACAGAATTCAGTTGCTGCTTTCCACTTTGCCTGATTGACTGCATAGGTCCTTACTTCATTGATGTATGTTTTAGTTGTTCTAGCAGGTTTCTTTGGTTCTTGTGTCTGCTTTTTTGGTTTAACTTCAACCACATACTTTTTAACCGCACCACCAGTCTCTCTCACTTCAATCAAATAATCAGGATAGTATCTGTGAACTCTGTTATCTACAGGAGACACATAAGGAATGCTAAACTCTTCAGATGCCCATCTGAGTATGTTGGGATTGGTGTCACAGTATTGACAAAATCTTCTTTCCCAACTACTTCTGCAGACAATATTGTTTGGATTTCCTTGATACTTTTCAGGGTGAGACGGTTTATAAATTGACTTTATGCTTTCCGCCATACATAGTAATAGTAATCACGCCTATTTATAGATGGCAGGACCAAAGCCAAATAGTATTGGAACCTCAGCATTGAAGAGCAAGATTATGAATCTTGCTCAAACCTCAGTCTATCAAGTCAAAGTTCAACCCCCAAGGGATGTTGATAGATCACTTGGAGGTTTATACCAAAGGGAAGGTAGAGATATTGATTTGCTGTGTAGTGATACAACACTACCAGGTAGTTCTTTGGCAACTCACGATATCACATCTGACTTTATGGGTGTGACTGAAAAAATGGCATATAGAAGAATATATGATGATGTTATAGATATGACATTCTATGTTGATAAAGATTATAAAGTCATTGATTTTTTTGATGGTTGGATAAACTTTATTACTGGAATGGGACAGACCGCACCATACTCTTCATATAATAGTAAAGAAACTGGATATAGAATGTCTTACCCAAACACATATAAGACTGACATTTTTGTCACAAAGTTTGAAAAGAATATAGCAGACAATGCATTGTTCTATAGATTCATAGATGCATTTCCAATCTCAATGAATGCTATTCCAGTAAGATATGATGAAAGTGAAATACTGAAAGCTACAGTTTCATTCTCTTATGTGAGATATACAAAACAAAATCTTGCAAGCAGCAGTCCTGAAAGAATACTTCAAGAACAAAGAAACTTTGAAAGACTTCTGGATCAAGCAACTACTAGAACTGTATCAGGTGTTATGCAGCCTGTAAATTTTGGATTAACTGGTGCTGGAACTTTTTCAGAAGTTAATCAGAACTTGGCATAATAAATAATCACACTGAAATAATCTATAGGTTGTTATGCCTTTACCAAAAATTGCTACACCAACTTATGAGTTGGTATTGCCTTCTACTAATCAGACAATTAAGTATAGACCATTTCTTGTAAAAGAAGAAAAGTTATTGGTCCTTGCATTAGAGAGTGAAGATACAAAACAAATTACAAACGCAATTACTTCTGTCATTAAAGGTTGTATTATTACTAAAGGCATTAAGGTAGAGAGTCTTCCTACTTTTGATATTGAATATCTTTTCCTTAATATCAGAGGTAAGTCTGTTGGTGAAGAGGTTGAATTGAATATTGTGGCACCTGATGACGGTGAGACAGAGATCCCTGTCAAAATCAACCTTGATGATATCAAAGTGGTTCAGAATGATGATCATTCAAAGACAATTAAAATTGATGATACACTGATGATGGAAATGAGGTATCCATCTCTTGATCAGTTTATCAAAAACAATTTTGACTTTGGTGGTGATACAGACATCAATCAATCATTTGAATTGATTGGAAGTTGTATTGAAAAGATTTATAGTGAAGAGGATGTTTGGTCAACTGATGATGTAAGTAAGGATGAGGTTACTGAATTCCTTGAACAGATGAACTCAATTCAGTTTAAAGAGATTGAAAAGTTCTTCAATACAATGCCTAAACTTTCTCATACAATCAAAGTCACCAATCCAAAGACAAAGAAAAAAAGTGAAGTGGTTCTGGAGGGCTTATCCAGTTTTTTCGCATAGGCATGATCCATATGGATCTTGAGGGTTATTATAAACTCAATTTTGCCTTAATCCAGTACCATAAATATTCATTAACGGAGATTGAAAATCTTATTCCGTGGGAACGTGATGTTTATGTGGATCTTCTGAAGCAACATTTAGAGGAAGAAGAACAAAAAGCAAAGGCAAGACAGAATGGATGAAATTCCAGAGGGTTTAGATGATCTTTTGAATAGTATTAGGGGTGGTGGATCCTCTGCGCTTGCTTTAAGAAAAAAAGATACAGAAGATAATATAGTAGATGAAAGAATAGATGAAAGGATCCTTAGACTTCTTGGTCTTGAGGATGTAACTGATATTGACTACTCTACATATAAAACTCTTCTCAGAGAAAGAGTGGCTGCTGCTAGAATGGGTGATAGCTCTATACCCACTGAAGAAGTAGAACTTGTCACTGAAGAGTTTAAAAGAGTCAAGTCAAAGACTGGTAGATTTAAAGTAAAGAAAAGTGCTATAAAGAAAGATGCTTTCTTTGGAGCAGCAACTACGGCAAAGACCAGAGCATCAAAGAGAAGAGGTGGTCTAAGAGCTCTACCTGCTGCCATTGATAATGAGGAAGAGAAAAGCGAAGAGCAGGATCAGTTTGTTAAAACTGTTCTTGCGCCAAGTCTTGTAACCATTGAAAAGAACCTTGAAGGTATTTTAGATACTTTGACCAAGCAGTATCAGCTTGATAAAAAGGAGAGTGAAATTGAAAGCAAAGAAAAAGAAAAAGCAAAGAAAGCAGGAAGGGAAGCAAAGTTAGAAGGAAAGGATGAAACCGATAAAGTAAAAACTACAGCAGAGAAGATAGCGAAACCAGCAAAGGGCATCTTTGATGTTATCAAAGACTTTATTATCAACACTTTGATAGGTGGATCTATTTCTAGAATTATTGAAATACTTAGAGATCCTGCTGGTGTATTTGAGAGGACCTGGAAAGGTGCTATTAATGCTATCATTGGAGTACTAAACTCTATCTTGAAGACAGTATTTGATTTCATACTTCAACCATTCAATTTATTGATAGGTCAACTTGATGATGCCTTGAGATCAATAGAATCAAACATAAACAAAGCTCTTTCTTTATTTGGGCAGGAAGGAATATCTCTGCCCAATTTAAATCCCATACCAGTTCCACAAATACCTACACTAGAATTGCCACAGGAGAAAACAGAAGTTCCTGGAATGGTAGGTGGTGGTTTAATTAATAGCAAAACTGGAAGTCTGATATCAGGAATGGGCAAGGATACACAACTTGTAGCACTGTCTCCTGGTGAGGTTGTGATGAGCAATAAAGCAGGTGATATGTATGGTAGAGATAATCTCCTTGCTATGAATGCCTCTGCTGGTGGAACAAACAAACCCAAGAAGGGTAAGGTTATGGGATTTGAGGGTGGTGGTATTCTTGACTTCATTGGTTCAGGTGAAGGTGGATACAACTCTATGAACCAGGGAACACAAGGTAATAGGATTGTTGGTAGCACACACAATGCTTCCTCCAAACTTGGAAAAAATTTGACTGATATGACAATTGGTGAAATAATGGATAGACAGTCATATCTGATGAACAAATCCAATCCTCAAGTCAGTGACTATGGAATCTTTGCTGCTGGTAAGTATCAGATCATTCCTGGAACAATGCCAGGAGCAGTAAGCGCAGCAAAACTAAGTAGAGATGATATGTTCTCTCCTGATAATCAGGATAAGCTTGGAATGGCTTTGATAACAACCAAGAGACCAAGAGTTGGTGCTTATCTCTCAGGTAGAAGTAATGACCTACACGGAGCAATGGAGGCATTATCATTAGAATTTGCTTCTATTCCTGATCCTGACACTGGATTATCAAAGTATGGTTCAGGAAATAGAACAGCACACACAGTTGAAGAAGTAAGAAACGCATTGATAAGAAGTAGACAGTCTGGGGATGGGGTTAAGTTATCACCTCAGAATAAAAATAAATCTTTCAATCTAATTGAAGAATCTGCTCCATCTTCGTCTGGAACAAATGTGAAGGTTGTGTATGCTCCTACTGGGGCACCAGAAAAATCAGCAGCTACTGCTGGTTCCTCTGCCAATCAAAGGAGAATACCAGCATTCTCAGCAATTGATGCTAACAATTTTGAGATGCTTGTTATCAAATCAATCTACAATATTGCGGGGTAAGATAGATGTTACCAGCATTACTTGGAGCAGGAAGAGCATTACTAGGAAGCACTGTTAAAAACGCAGTCAAGAATAAGGCATTTGATACAGCAAAGAATTTTGTTACTGGTAAAGGTAAGAAGAAGAAAGGGGGTGCTCTGGTAAAAAGAGAGGGAACAGAAATAACTCAAAACAAAGCAATAGTTAAACCTTCTCAGACATATATGGGAAAAACTGTTTCTGGCGGAAGTCTCAGACCAGAAAGAGCAAAGGTTATTGGTGGAGAAGGAGGGAAGGTCAGTTATGAAAAACTGACTCAAAGACTTGATAATATTATTGGAGTGACTAGTGCTTTAGATAAAGTTGTCAAGGCGCAATATAGTCAAAAAGAAAATAACGCAAAGAAGAGATTTAATGAAAGACAGAAAGCAAAAAGAGAGGGGAGAGAAGGACAACTAGAGAAAGGATCAAAGGTATTAGGTGTTGTTGGGGGAGTTGTTGGAATAGCAAAGAAGTTTAATATTTTTGATTATCTTCTGAACACATTGCTTGGTGGTCTTGCTGCCCTTTTCATTCAAAACTTTGATGGTATAAAATCATTCTTTGGAGAATTTGGTGAGTCTTTTGAAAATAGAATGAGTCTCCTCAAATGGGGCATCACAGCACTTGCTAATCCATTTAAGAGCACCACAAAAGCACTTGTCAATGTATTCAAACCTGCTTTTAAAGTAGTGGGAAAAGGAATAGCAAAAGGAATTGATGCTGTTGGGAGTTTCCTCTCTAAGGCATTTGGTAAACTGGGAACTGGTGTTTATAACTTTGCTAAGAATATTGTAAAGAAAATCAATAATGCTGCTTTAACACAAGGTGCTAAGGCAGCTGCCAAGGGAGCAACCAGTGCTACTAAAGGTGTTACAAGCACATTTTCAAGAGGTGTTTCTAGAGTACCACAAAGAGCTGCCATAAAACTTTTTGGAAAAGAAGGTGCCAAGAGATTGGGTTTATTCTCAAAGGCATTCAAAAGAATACCAGTCGTTGGCGCACTGATTGGTATTGGTATTGACTTGGCAATGGGTGAATCACTGGACAGAGCAGTCATTGGAGCCATAGGAGCATCTCTAGGTTCCACCATAGGTGCTTTTATTGGTCAGGGTCTCATACCTATTCCATTTGTTGGTGCTGGAGTGGGTGCTTTAGTTGGTGCTGGTATTGGGGATTGGGCTGCTAAAACTCTTTATGGTAATATGGCTAAAGAGATTGGTGGGCAAGGATTAAGTTTGGCTGGAGAGTCTGAAATCACTGAAGAGCAAAAGAAAGAAAAACTACAAGAGCAAAGGGAAGAAACACAAAGAATAATGAGCACTCCATATGAACCTTATGGGGGAACAGGAGACAGGTCTGGGGCAGCAAATGAGGCAAAGCAAGCAGAAGCAATAGCAAGACATTACAGCAAATCACTTCCTCCATTACCACCAACAAACACAATGCACGGTCAAGCATATGGTGCCTCTAGAAATGGTGGTGCTAGAAAGCACGCTGGTGTAGACTTTGATATTAGTGGAAATGAAAAGTTCTATTCAAGAATAGGTGGAGAGGTTGTAAATGTAGGAAATGATCCAGGAGGTTATGGAAATTATGTTGACATCTACAACTCTCAATTGAATGTGACAGAAAGAATAGCAGAGGGTAGAGATGTTTTAGTCAAAAAAGGTGATATGATAGCACCTGGACAACCA